TTAGAAGAACAGGGATTGCTTGTGAGATTGCCGTGTAAGGTTGGAACAGAAGTATATTACATCTTAGGTATTCCAAATAAGACACCATGTACAATCGACAAGTGCGTATTTGAGTTGTCGGATATAGATAAAATCGGTGAATCATTATTTCTCACCCGTGAAGAAGCTGAGAAGAAGTTGGAGGAGATGAAGAATGACAAGGCCTGAGATTACGGCAGAATTATCAACCATGATTGAAAAGAAAATCAATCCGAACAACGATCCTCGTATCTACTGGGCAAAAGAGGTGACGTTTGATTATTCTACAAACCATGCAGTTAGAGTGGACTATATGAAATTTGTTCCAGTGAACAATAGTGTTTCCGGGATAGAAAAAGGTGATTGCTATTGCTATGAAATCAAGTCATCTATTGAAGATTTCAAATCTGGCCATGGATTGAATTTCATTGGAGATTACAATTATTTGGTTATGCCAGGGGAATTAGCTGCAACAGTATTTTTGAAAATCCCGTATCATGTAGGAATATATGTCCCAGAAGGAAACGAACTTATATGTGCCAAGAAAGCCAAACGAGCCAACAGAGCGAGGCCTGTATCTGAAATACTTCTGATGATGTTTCGGTCTGCAAACAGAGATTACAGGAAAACGGTAAAGAAACTGGAGGAGATGAAGAAATGAATAACAAACCTACACCAGACATAACGCCAAACCTTGCTATATCAGCATACCACGTACTACAGCAATATTGTACTGGACAGCCAGCGGATTGCAAAGGCTGCGGATTCTACGAATACTGTCCAGAATGTTTTCAAGGCATACCATGTGACTGGAGCTTGAATGAAGAAGGTGAAATAAATGAAACTGAGAAAGGCAACACTGATTGACTACGGAGTGCCGCCGGATGATATACCGACATTACAAAGTCACTTGCGGAATCTTAGTGAGAGCGATAAATATAATCTGTTACAGGTATCTATCAAATATGCGCCCGGCATCGAATCACAAATCTACGACAGTATCGTAAATAGCATCGGCTATCGGACAATGGAGAAGATCAGGACGGTTCCTGCAACAGAGAATGACTTTTACGGATACAAACGCAAGGTCATGGCGGAATATTATCATCTGGCCAAACTGATTGGCAGGCTTTAAAAAAAACTTAAAAATTTATAAAAGTGGTAGAGAGCTAAATCTCCCCAGTGTGGTATTATATTTGTATATAACTGCTATACTGGGGACTTTTTTGAATTCAGAAAGGATATGATTGGATGTTGATAGGATGGCAAATGAGAAAAATTTAATACCAAATTCTGAACGAACTCCGAGCGAACTCCGAGAAATAACAAAAAAAGGCGGTATTAAGTCGGGAGAAGTGCGCCGTCAAAAAAAGACCCTTTCTGAATTAGCAAAAATGATAGCTGAGAATCCTGCCCCGACCACTGCGAAAAAGAAGCTCACAAAGATGGGAATATCTGATGAGGATGCAAATAACAATGCCTGTATTGTAGCTGCCGTATATAATAAAGCCATCAAAGGAAATATGCAGGCAGTGGACAAATGGGAACAGTTGGTAGCCGTATCAAAATCAGACGAAAGCAAATATGAGCTTCCTGCCAGAGTACTTGGTAAGGCATTCGTGGATATTAACCGGCAAATCAAGCCTAATATCGAATATGTATTCGAGGGTGGTCGAGGCGGTCTGAAATCTTCATTCGTAGCTTTTAAGATTGTTGAACTTATTAAGAACAATCCTCAGATGCACGCCTGCATTACAAGACAGGTGGCCGGTACTCTGAAAGATTCCGTATATGCTAACATGAAATGGGCTATCAACGAACTTGGACTGATGGAAGAATTTGAATGTAAGGTGTCGCCGCTTGAAATCAAATATATTAAGACGGGGCAGACAATATACTTCCGTGGTCTGGACGATGAAACCAAGCTGAAATCCATTAAGCCGGAATTTGGCTACATTGGAATCCTCTGGAAAGAGGAAAAAGATCAAATGAAGGGAGATGCTCAGGAACGTTCTGTTAATCAGTCAGTGCTTCGTGGTGGTGACGAGTCCTATGATTTTTCATCGTATAACCCACCAAAATCAAAATCAAACTGGGTAAACAGGATTAAGCTCATGCCTAACCCAAAAAGAGTTATCCATCATTCGAGTTATCTGGAAGCTCCGGCGGAGTGGCTCGGACAGAAGTTTATTGACGATGCAGCACATCTGAAAGAAATCAATCCAGAAGCCTATGAACATGAATACCTGGGTGTCCCGAATGGTGACGGTGGAAACGTATTTGAGTATCTGGAAATCAGAGATATTACAGACGAAGAGATCAGCCACATGGACCGCATTTTCGCTGGTGTAGATTATGGATGGTACCCGGATGCCTTCTGCTATCTCCGAACTTATTATGATTCTGCCAGAGAGAAGATATATCTGATTGACGAGCTGTATGTAAATAAATGGAGCAACTCTAAGACTGCTGATTGGATCAAGAAAAAAGGCTATGACGATTACACAATGATATGTGATTCTGCGGAACCTAAGTCTGTGAATGACTTCCGGGATGCCGGACTTCCTGCAAGAGGAGCAATCAAAGGACCGGGAAGTATCGAGTATGGTTTCAAATTCTTACAGACAAAGACTATAGTCATTGACCCGAAGCGAACACCGAACGCATATAAAGAAATCACAGAATATGAGTACGATCGGGACAAAGAGGGAAATGTAATCAGTGGTTATCCTGACGGAGATGATCATGCAATCTCGGCACTTAGATATGCTTATGAGCCGTTGTTTAACAGGAGAGGTTACAGTGCATAATGGGACTTATAACAACACTAAAAAGGTGGTTTAATATGATATTCAAAAAACAAGCCGAAGAGGACTTCAACATTCAGGCAGCAGAATTTCCAGAGATGGAATCGCTGATTAACCGGTGCGCGAACATTTACAGAGGTGCGCCGGAATGGCTGGATGATAAGAATAATATCAAGACGATCAATTTTGCTAAATCTGTCTGCTCAGAAACAGCTCGGCTCGCAACGCTGGCGATCGGCATTCAGATAGACGGTTCTGCAAGGGCTACGTGGCTACAGGAACAGATCGACAAGGTATATTTTCAAATCCGTCACTGGGTAGAATATGGCTGTGCTTATGGAACAGTATTTATTAAGCCAAATGGTGAAAGCATTGACGTATTTACTCCGGCAGATGTGATGATCGTGGACTATGATAATCAGGAAATTAAGGGAATCATATTCAAGGATTCTTATACTGTTGGACGGAAATACTATACACGGCTTGAATATCATAGATTTGTTGAGACTACCGTGGATGGCGTGACGACCTATCCGTACTACGTTTCTAATAGAGCCTATGTGTCAAAATCCCCTCAGTCAATCGGCGATAAGATTGACCTTAAACAGACCAAATGGGCTGACCTTATGGCAGATACGCCGCCGATTCTCAAGGCAAATGGAGAGAAGCTGGACGGGCCTCTGTACGGAGTACTGCGGACGCCGCAAGCGAATAACGTGGATATTAATGCACCATTGGGATTGCCGATTTTTGCCGAAGCTATCGAGGAGTTAAAAGACCTCGACATTGCATACAGCCGTAATGCCGGAGAAATATTTAATTCTCAGAAGATTGTTCTGGCAGATGATAGACTGCTGATGCCAAGCGGTACGCCTGTATCAGCCATGTCACCACAGGGTATGGAAAACAGACGGAATGAGATGAACTTGCCGCACTTTGTAAAGAATGTATTCGGACAGGACGAAAAAGAGTTCTATCAAGAAATCAATCCACAACTCAACACAGATACCCGTATAAGCGGAATAAATGCCCTTTTAAGTCAGTTAGGATACAAGATTGGATTCTCCAACGGCTACTTTGTTTTTAACGAATCTAGCGGCATCCAGACAGCTACGGGAGTGGAAGCGGAACAGCAGAGGACAGTGCAGTTTATCAAAGATGTTCGAGACAAACTGGAATCCTGTCTGGATGAAGTAATCTACGCATTAAATGTTTACGCTGACCTGTACGGGCTTGCACCTGTTGGAGCCTATGAAGTCAATTATGATTTCGGCGATATCCTGTATGTGCGTGAAAACGACCGTGCGAGATGGTGGCAGTATGTGACCACTGGCAAGGTTCCGGCATGGTTGTATTTCGTGAAATTTGAGGGAATGACTGAGGAAGAAGCGAAAGCAATGGTCAAAGAAGCTCAGCCAGATGAGCCAACATTATTCGGAGAGGAGTAAAAAGATGGCAGATAAACCAATAACAAGGGAAGAAAAATATCTTGCGTACTTGACAGGCGATTACACGGGCGAACTCCCAAAGCCAATCACAAGAAAAGAGAAGTATTTATACGAATTATGTTTGAAAGGAATAGGCGGTGAGATTTCGCCAGAAGAAATCAAAGCCGCAGTAAATGAGTACCTTGAAAAGAATCCAGTCAAGCCCGGAGCCACGACAGAACAGGCACAACAGATCGAGCAGAACAAGACGGATGTTGCTTCGCTAAAGGAAGATATATCAAAAATACAAAATAAATTTGAATTTGATATAGAAATGAACATACATGGTATATTAAATGCTAGTCCATCAGATAGTACGTATATAAATTATTCTGATGATGAAAATGCGCGTTGCTCAGACTATATTGATTGTCAAAACTTCAAATATATATTAGCAAAATGCAACGGTAGCGAATGGTCATGGGTTATTGCGTTTTTCAATGCTGATAAATTATTTTTACCTGATATTAGCATTGCAGGGGTAGCAGGTAAATCAACTTATGAGGTGGAAATTCCAGAAAGTGCAAAATATGCCAGAATTTCCACATATAATACTGCCATATCTTATTTTGCTAAAATCATGTTTTCAAAAAAAAACATAGATGCTGACATATCTGATTTGCAAGTAAGAGTGAACGCCCTTGAATCTCCTGATGATATATATGATGGGTGTGAATTTACATTATTTAAAAAGTGGGGATTGATTGGTGATAGTCTTTCCGTAGGGCATACTGTATCAAAAGATGGGAAAACAACTTTAGGGAGAAATATTTATTATTCATGGGGACAGTACCTTGCAAGACGGATCGGAAATACTTGTCTAAATTTCGGTAGAAGTGGAGTAACATCCAAACTTTGGATGGATACGTCAGAAACATATTGTTACCCAAGATTGATTAACCCCGACAATTTATGTCAGGCATATATTATTGCGTTAGGCGCTAACGATTCAGAAATGACTTTAGGTAGTATCGCAGATGTTAATTTTACTGACATGTCTCAAAATGCAGATACTGAATATGGATGTTATGCAAAGGTTATTAACGCAGTAAGAACAGTATCAGCAAATGTACCTATTTTTTTATTCACACTTCCATATCCAAGAAATAGCGATAATAATATAAAAGCTATAAACGAAATGATTAGAACTTTTGCAAATGATAAAGAACACTTTGGAAAAATATTTCTTGTTGATTTAGATGCTGATTATAATAAATATTTTGAAACAGGAAAACTGGAAGCACAAATTGGCAATACAGGATGGCATTTGACTTCTTTAGGTTACTTATATGCGTCTAAAGTAAATGAAATTGCATTATCAAAAGTAATATCAGATAATTATAGCGATTTTCAAGATGTTTTCTTGTTACCTTGTGGGAATAATGATGTATTAGATTAAATTAACTAAAGATGGGCTTTGGTTAACCATCAAAAAACTAAAACATGTACCACGACTTTTATCGAAAGAGGTGATATATTATACTTAGTCCAGAATATTTACGCCGGATTACAGAGGGCAGTGAACAGATTGCAGAAGAATTGCATCAGTATATCATCTCTGAGATCGTGTCGAGAATGATGGCAAGAATCGGCAGAGGTGAGGACTATATTCTGACCAATTCCGATGCGTGGAGAATCAGAACGCTACAGGAATCCGGTGAACTGCTAGAGGACATTCTGGCAGAACTATCCAAATACACTAAACGCGAACAGCAGGAACTTCTTGAAGCGTTTGAAGATGCCGGAATCACTGCAATGAACTATGATGACAAGGTATATAAGGCGGCAGGATTAAGCCCTGTACCACTCGAACAGTCTCCAGCTATGATAAGGCTTATGGAGCGAAATATGCTTGCGACCATGGGAGAGTGGAAGAATTTCACACGAACAACCGCAAGTGCCGCTCAGAGGCTCTATATTGAGCAATGCGACCTTGCATATAATCATGTGATGACTGGGGCCGTTGGGTATACGCAAGCCATTAAAGAGGCAGTTAACAACGTTGTGAGCGATGGTGTTACCGTCACATATCCATCTGGTAGAAAAGACACAATTGAAACAGCAGTTGCACGTTCTGTTAGAACTGGCGTGGCACAAGCTACGGGGGATATATCTCTAAAGCGTATGGAAGAAATGGACTGGGATTTGATTCTGGTCAGTGCTCACATGGGAGCCAGAACAGGTGACGGCGGCGAGAATCCGGGAAATCACTCATGGTGGCAAGGCAAGATATACTCTCGTTCTGGCAAGAGCAAGAAGTTCCCGCCGTTCTCGTTGACCGGATACGGAACAGCAAGTGGACTGTCAGGAGTTAACTGTCGACATAGTTTTGGAGCCAGTGACGGTGAATTCAATCCCTATACGGAATTATCAGCACAGGATAAAGCTGATAAAGGCAAACAGTACGAAAAGGAACAGCGGCAACGTACTTATGAACGGAGAATCCGCAAAACGAAGAGAGAAGTTCTCGGAATGCAAGCGGCGGTTGATAACTGTAAGGATGAACAGACAAGATTCGCACTTCAGCAAGACCTTGACCGGAAGTCTTATCTTTTGCAGAAACAAAATGCTGCATACAAAGATTACTGCAAGCAGAACGACCTAAGGGAACTGCAAGACCGGCTTATGATAGCAAAGTGGAATCGTCAGAATGCCGCTAAAGCCAGAGGAGCGGCAAAAAGATATAAAACAGCAAAGGGGATTGACTAATGGATAGATGGGAATATTACAATCCGAATCCTGCCGGGAATCGAGTCGGAGATTGTGCTGTCCGGGCAATATGTAAAGCAACCGGGTTCGACTGGGAAACAGTATTCGCCGGATTAATGATACAGGCGTGGGGTCTGTCGGGTATGGCATCAGCTAATTACGTCTGGGGTGCGTACCTCTATAAGCATGGGTACAGACGTAAACTGATTGAACAGTCAGAACGATATATCTATACGGTCAACGACTTCTGTACAGACCATCCGACAGGCACATACATTCTCTGCATAGATGGTCATGTGGTGACAGTGCAGGATGGCAAATATTTCGATACATGGGATTCCGGCAATGAAATCCCAGTATATTACTGGGAAAAGGAGTAACTAAATGAGCATATCAGAATTTGTACAAATATTCCTCTCTATCTGCGGAGGAGTGTCCATTGTCGGAGGGGCAGCAGCTGTGATCTTTAAGTGGATTACTCCGGCATTCCGGCTCAATAAGCGAGTAGAAACACTGGAAGAACATGATAGACGAGACTATGAAAGCCTTCAGAGAATCGCAGAACGAGATTCATTAATTCTGGAAGTGTTATCAACCATGTTGGATAGTCAGATTAGTGGGAATAACGTCGAAGAATTAAAAAAAACAAAACAGAAGCTTACAAATTATCTTGCACAGAATCAGCGTTAGCATTAGTAAGGGGTATGCTCATGAAATTATATGTGTTCACAAAGAAAGATATAGACAGATTCTTGATAGAATGTAATTTCACACCGGATGAAGAAAAACTATTCCGGCTGAGATGCCAGGAACGCACTCTTGAATACTGCGCTGAACAGATGAATGTGAGTATCTCCACGGCAAAACGATTGAGCCGACGGGTGAACAATAAAATAATTAAAGTGTGCTGATACTTTTCAGATACTTATATGGGTCTTAGACGAACTGTCTAAGGCTCTTTTTTTATTTTAGAATATAATCAGAAAGGTGGTGCATAAGATGGCATTATATAACAATCCTTATCAATATAGTTTTGGCGTTCCGGGACAGATGAACCAATTTCAGCAGCAACCTGTCCAGATGCCAGCTCAACCAGTACAGCAACCTCAGCAGAATAATAACGGAATCCTGTGGGTATCTGGAGAAGTAGGCGCAAAATCCTATCTGGTAGCACCCGGGACAAGTGTTTTACTGATGGATAGTGAAAGTGAAAAGTTCTACATAAAATCCACAGACGTTTCCGGTATGCCACAGCCATTACGGACGTTTGAGTACCACGAAATAGGCACTCAGATGCCACCTAAACAGCCTGCTCAGAACATGGACAGTAAATATGTCACCAGACAGGAATATGACGATTTAAAGGGCAAATACGAAGCTATTATAAACCGATTAAATTCTTTTTCTGAACCTGTTAGAGCTAATACCGCACAGGAATCAGCAGTCAAGGGAGGAAACGCAGATGAGTAATCCATTATTCAATGCCCTCGGTGGTGGGATGTCACAGGGAAACGGGCCAATGCAGATGATACAGCAGTTCATGCAATTTAGACAGAATTTTAAGGGAGACCCGAAGGAAGAAGTCCAGAAGATGTTACAGTCTGGGAAGATTTCTCAGCAACAGCTTAATCAAGTTCAGCAGATGGCGGGACAGTTTCAACACATGCTGAAAGGAATGAAATAGTACATTACAATCTGGCCAGATTGATGTAAATACACAATAAAGGAGATTATAACTATGGATGGAAATTATAGCTTAGCAGATATTGCCGCCGCTACTGGAAACGGTAGAAATAATGACGGCATGTTTGGCGGAGATGGTAGCTGGTGGATTATTGTTTTATTCATTTTTGCTTTCTTCGGATGGGGAAACAACGGCTGGGGCAATAATGGCAATGGCGGCGGATATGCAGCCACAGCAGCTACTCAGGCAGACATTCAGAGAGGATTCGACAATTCAGCGGTAATCAGCAAACTTGATGGAATCAACAGTGGCCTGTGCGATGGTTTTTATGCCATGAATAATGGTATGCTTACCGGATTCAATGGAATCAACACAAACATCATGCAGACCGGCTTTGGAATCCAGCAGGCAATCAATGCTGATACTGTAGCGAATATGCAGAACGCCAACGCTTTACAGGCACAGCTTGCGAACTGCTGTTGTGAAACCAGGGAAGCTATCCAGGGCGTAAACTACAATATGGCACAGAATACCTGCGCATTGCAGAACACAATGAACAGTAACACAAGAGACATTATTGACAGTCAGAATGCAGGAACAAGAGCCATTCTTGACTATCTTTGCAATGAAAAGATTTCTAGTCTGCAGGCTGAGAATAATGATCTCAGACGTGCTGCATCTCAGGATCGCCAGAGCGCACTTCTCACAACTGCAATGGCTTCTCAGACACAGCAGCTCATTAATGCAATCAATCCAGCACCGATTCCGGCATATCAGGTTCCTAACCCGAACACATATTACGGATGTGGATGCGGATGCAACACCGGATGCAATTGCTGATAACTTCATATCGAGAGTATCTTTCGATTGATTTCGGATGTCGGCTTATGCCGTTATTACACAGAGGGGCAGGCTGAGACCTGCCCTTTTGTGATATGAAAGGAGTATTTTTATGGCAGAATTTACAAATGTGGCTGCTCAGACTGTAGCAGCAAATGGAAACGTAGTATTTTCAAACACAGCAGTTAAAGGTTCTAACTGCATTCAGCACAGAGAGGGAAGTGGAATCATCACTCTAAGAGGACTGACTAACCAGTGTAAAGCGAGATTCTTCGTGGATTTTTCTGGTAATATCGCAATTCCAACAGGCGGTACTGTCGGAGCTATCTCACTGGCTATTGCAATTTCTGGTGAGCCGGTTCTTTCTTCTCAGATGATTTCCACACCGGCAGCAGTAAATCAGTACAATAATGTGTCCGCAGGTATCTATATTGATGTGCCTCGCGGATGTTGCGTTAATATCGCAGTAGAGAACACAAGCGATCAGGCAATATCTGTTGCGAACGCAAATATTGTTGTGACCAGAGAAGCGTAGGAGGTGCGATTATGAGAGACATTAAAGACTTATGTGCAAGAATTGAAGACGAACTGTCCAAAATCGCTGATAATGGACTGACCACTGGAAATCTGGAAATGACATACAAACTGATTGATATGTACAAAGACATAAAGAACACGCAGTACTGGGACAAGAAAGTGGAGTACTATAACACTGTCCTTGATGAGATGCGTGGCGGATACAATGACGATTACAGCGAACGCGGAAGAAAGCGCGACAGCATGGGGAGATACAGCGCAAATGACGGCAGAATGATGCCGGATTATGACCGAGGCAGTTCTTATGCCAGACGTGGTGAGCATTATGTTAGAGGACATTACAGCCGCTCTGACGGACGAGATGCTTATGACGACTATATGACACAGAAACAGAGCTATCGTTCCGGCAAGTCTGAAGACTGCAAAAGAAAGATGCTCGCCGCATTGGAAGAACATCTGGACGAACTTACAACAGAAATGAGTGATATGTCCAAGGATGCAGAGTGCCGGGAAGAACGTGATCTTGTCAAGAGATACGTAGAAAAACTCCGTGATATGCTCTAAAAACACAAAAGTGGTAGAGAGGTAGTTAAAAGAAATCTGTTATAATGTAATTGTGCAGCAGGAAGCACAAGTAAAACGGTTGTTTTTGACATTTTCGTTTTAATCCTCCTTTCTTTAATTTAGTAGCTGGTACGCACGCTTTAACGGAAAGTTGAACAGGTTCGAATCCTGTCGTGCGTATTTGCCATCTGGCACGCAAGATGGCTCACCTCCTTGATTAAGGTTTTTGTTATTCATACTTTTCTTTTAAAAAAGAAATAAATATCCGAAACAACTCGTGGCAGGCATGACACGTTAAACACCTTGCTAACCCGGGAATCCGGGTTATGTGGAATGTACGCTAGTGGAAAACTGACAGAGTCGCACTCTGGTCTCCGGTTCGATTCCGGGCGCTCCACTTTAATCCGCTTAGAGTTAAGCTGTTTGTATACAGGTGGTCTATGTCTCAGGTGGATTTACGCTATAGCGAAAGAAGTGAAATTCACCCCAGTTTCTTTTTAGAGGGTTGGCCGTTATAGGCGGCATGGAATGTAGCTCAGTGGTAGATCGCACTGTAAATGTGAGGTCGCAGGTTCGATTCCTGCCTTTCCGATTACCTTGCCAGTGGTCTAACTGGCTTAATCCATTTACCTGCGGCGGCAGGTCAATAAACACGACCAGGAGGATGTTATGCAGAAACTTATTGACACTTTAAAATCATTTGGAATTGAAATCCCGGAGGATAAACAGGCAGATGTAAAGAAAGCACTCTCTGAGAATTACAAGAATGCAAAGGAAGTTGCAAAAACTCTGTCAAAAGTCGAGGGAGAACGTGATGACTGGAAAGTACGTGCTGAGACAGCAGAAGAAACCTTAAAAAGTTTTGACGGTATCGACCCGGCAAATATTAAAAGCGAGTTAGAGACTTGGAAACAGAAAGCGGCAGATGCAGAGAAAGAATTCAATGCAAAAATCTACGACCGTGATTTCTCGGATGCTCTGAAAGTGGCACTCGATGACGTTAAGTTTTCCAGCGAAGCGGCAAAGAAATCAGTCATGGCAGACATCAAAGAAGCAGGATTAAAGCTGAAAGACGGCAAAATTCTCGGATTAAATGATCTGATTGAGCAGATGAAACAGTCTGATGCATCCGCTTTTGTGGACGAATCTCAGCAGCAGGCTCAGCAGAACCAGGCAAGATTTACCACTCACGTTGGACAGCAGCAGACACCGGGAAGTATGACCAAAAAAGATATCGAAGCGATCAAAGACCCGTCCGAGAGACAGGCTGCAATTGCTCAGAATATCCAGTTATTCCAGTGATTTTTACACCGACTATACACCAGAGTATAGCCGCTAACCCAATACCTTAACAATTATGGGTAGAAAGGATTTTTTATGCCAGCAAAAACAAATCTTATTATGACTAATGATATCCAGGTAACGGCACGTGAGATTGATTTTGTTACCAGATTCGAAAGAAACTGGGAACACTTGCGTGAGATTCTGGGTATCATGAGACCTATCAAAAAGCAGCCGGGTGCTGTACTCAAGTCCAAATACGCAGAGGGTACTTTACAGCGTGGAAATGTTGGTGAGGGTGAGGAAATCCCTTACAGCAAGTTTACCGTAAAAGAAAAGACCTATGCGGAAATGACTATCGAAAAGTACGCAAAGGCTGTATCTATCGAAGCAATCAAGGACCACGGTTATGAGAACGCCGTTCAGATGACTGATGATGAATTCCTTTTCCAGCTTCAGACTGATGTTACCGGCAGATTTTACGACTATCTGAAAACCGGTACACTTACTTCCACAGAAACTACATTCCAGATGGCTCTGGCAATGGCTAAGGGTCGAGTAGAAAACAAATTCAAGCAGATGCACAGAAATGTGACTGGTGTTGTTGGATTTGTGAATATTCTGGACGTATATGAATATCTCGGAGCAGCTGAGATTACTATTCAGAACCAGTTCGGATTCCAGTATATGAAGGATTTTATGGGATTCAACACAATCTTTTTACTGTCTGACAGCGAAATCCCGAGAGGACAGGTTATTGCTACTCCTGTTGAGAACATTGTCCTGTACTATGTAGACCCGAACGAATCTGACTTCGCAAGAGCAGGACTTGTATACACCGTATCTGGTGAGACAAACCTGATCGGATTCCACACTCAGGGCAACTATCACACAGCAGTGTCCGAAGCGTTCGCAGTTATGGGACTTACTCTTTTTGCGGAGTACATTGACGCAATCGCAGTAATCACCATTGATGAGACACCAACACTTGGTACTCTGACAGTAACATCTGCGGCAGGAACAGTAACTGGTGATACAAAAATCACTGTAAATCCGGCTAAGGAAAACTCCAACAACGTATACAAATACAAAGTTGCAACAGACGCAGTAACTGTTGGATATGGACAGAACCTCAGGAACTGGACTTCTTGGGACGGAAAAGCTGACATCAAGGCGGCAACCGGACAGAAGATCACAGTAGTTGAGTGCGATGGAACATACAAGGCACTGAATGCCGGAAGTGCGAGCGTAACAGCAAAATCATAAACACAGGAGGTAACTGGCATGGCTTACGCAGATTATAAATTCTATACAGAATCATTCGGCAATGTCGTGCCAGAAGCTGACTTTCCACGACTGGCAGAAAGAGCCAGTGATTTTGTGGACACAATGACGTTTGATAGACTGGTGGATGGGCTGCCAACAAATGAACGCTCACAGAAGCGCATCAAAAAGGCAGTTTGTTCATTAGCTGAATTAATGTATCAGATTGAACTTGCTGAGAAGAACGCAATCAATCAGGCTTCGACAAATCTTACCGACACAAATGTCGGGAACATCAAAGCCGGTGCAGTAACCTCTGTATCCTCCGGCAGTGAATCCATTTCCTACGCCACACCTCAGCAGATTGGAGCGAGTGCAAAGGAATGGAGTGCGGTATATGCCGCCGCCGGAGATGCACAGAAAACGAACGACTTGCTTCTTAAGACAGCTTTGCCGCTTCTGATGGGAGTAAGGACGGATGATGGAATACCAATATTGTATGCAGGAGTGTGATAGAAATGATGGAATTAAAACAGACTGTTGAAATGATGAATAGTGCAGATTACAAGGAACGCTTTAAGGCAGAGTATATGCAGGTGGTTATTCGATATAAGAAACTTGCGAATATGCTTGAAAAATGGGATAAAGGAGAACTCCCATTTACTCCTACTTGTCCGAGAAGTACTTACAATATGCAGGTAAGAGCAATGACGGATTATATTGCAGTTCTGGAAGCAAGGGCAGTTATGGAAAATGTGAATCTGGAGGACTAAGCTATGGACATTTCAACATTAGGCTCATGTATAGCAATCGTTATGATTTGCTACATCGTAGGAATGGGCTGTAAGGCATCAAAAAGAATCTCTGATGAATGGATTCCAGTAATCATGGCGGTTATTGGCGGAATTCTCGGAGCTGTCGGAATGGGAGTTATCCCGGATTTCCCGGCATCGGACTATATCACGGCGGTTGCAGTCGGTATGTTTAATGGATTGTCAGCCACTGGCGTGAATCAGGTTATTAAGCAGACAGTGCAGAAAGAATAATTAAGGAGAGGGTATCATGTATTCATCTAAAATTACACTTTTTAATTACTACGAAAGTGCCACGACTGGAGATGCGTACTGGTACCCTCACGTTTTATCCGGTGTCGACCTTATTACGGACAAGGGGGCAATTCTTAAGAAGTACGGGCCAGACGCAACAGACAACGCACAGTTACATGTTCGATACACTGTCCAGAATGGCGATATAACCATCGCTGATAAAGACGGCAAGATTCTTCCATGGGTACCACCTAAAGAGTGGAAGCAGCAGATTAACAACGCTCTGGAAGATACTATCACATTCTCAGACGAGTCGTTCTTCTGGGAGGGCGAGTGGACTGGTGGAACGATAACTGACAGTGATTATCGGAGCGGATTCTATCAGTACATGAATAAGAATAAGGATAACGTGTTCAAGATTACCAGTGTTGGTGGTCCGTATACACTAATTCCACACTTTGAGATTTTGGGTAAATAATATGAGCAGAATTCATCATTTCAAAGGATTCTCCGTAGTTGACGGAGATATGAAAATCAAACTGAATATGGACAGGTTCTCCAGACAGTATCAAGAAGCTCAGTATCTCCTTGATGGGATGGTCATGGACAGTATGATTCCGTTTATGCCGATGATTTCAGGAGACTTTATCAATAAGACAAGGGCAAGAAGTTCCTCTATGCAAGGCACAGGCTTTGTTTGTGCGGCGGCAGAACCTTATGGCAGATTTCTTTACATGGGAAAAACGATGGTGGACGAGCTGACTGGAAGCCCTTACGCTCGGCAGTATGCGAAGAAAGTCCTTGTCAGTCAGTTTTCTGGTCAGACAGCCGCAAAGGAAAATCTTGAATACACCAAACAGGCTCATCCACGGGCACAAGCCCATTGGTTTGATGCCGCAAAACGACAATACGGCAGTACGTGGATTCGCAAAGTAAAAGCACAAGCAGGAGGTAGACGACATGGCAGATAAGCCAATTGGCAAAGACGCAACCGGATATGAGATTCTGACAGATGCCATGAAAGCACTTCTGAACCAGTATCCGGGACTGTACGAAAATGAAACAATCAAATTTGAGGAACTTGGCAAAGAATCGGGGATTGCGTTCTCGGCAGACAACGGTGCTTTGGTTTACTCAGAAAAAGAAGACGTCTGTGGCGTGATGCATCAAGTATGCCAGTATCCATTTTATGTGGTATACCGAACAGCATCCGACAAGGAGAGACAGAAGTTATCTGTTCAGAAGTTTCTTGACAATCTCGGCAAATGGATGTGTCGGGAACCAGTTATTATAAACGGCTCTGAGACACGTTTAAATGCGTTTCCAGAGCTTTCACAGGGACGAGTGATAAAACGTATCACACGTGATAATTCATACGGATTAGAGCCGCAGGAGAACGGCGTGCAGGACTGGTTATTACCATTATCGGTACGCTATGAAAACACTTACGAAGTAATATAGCAAACAGCAACCGGCTATCAATAGAAGATAGTCGCTAACCTACACAGCCTTTTAAAAGTTATAGGCAGAAAGGACATTTCTATGGCAGTTACAGGCAAGATTGACCGTAAATACATGGCTCATTATATTGATGCAGGTTCTCTTTGTGGAGGACTGACATCAAAATATGAGCGTCTTGGAAAAGACCTGGAAGAGTACAATGTCGAACTCAATCCAGACACTGAAACATCTAAGAACATTCTCGGAGAATCCACATTCAAACACAACGGCTACGAAGTTTCTTCTGACGCTGATCCGTTCTATGCAGACACTACTTCTGACCTGTTCACAGCATTACAGAAGATTGTAGATGGACGTCTCAAAGACGACAACCTCAAAACAAAAGTAGTTGAGGTTCATCTTTGGACAGAAGCCACAGCAGGAAAATATGAAGCATATCAGCAGGACTGCTACGTTGTGCCGACCTCCTACGGCGGTGATACATCCGGCTATCAGATTCCATTTACCGTCAATTATACCGGTGAACGAGTAAAAGGAAAATTTGATATCAGTTCCGGTACATTTACAGCTGACAGCGAATAATTTTTAGGAGGGCGTAGAAAATGGCAAAAACAATTAACACAAACATTGATGATGGAATCCTTAATTTCACATTCACGAATAACGAAGACGAAGTTTTTTCTTCTTTCAAGCTTAATCCAACCGATATCAATGTCGCAGCACGTGCGGAAGAAGTAATAGAATACTTTAAACAGTTCGAAGATTCTATTCAGAAAGCCACATCAGGTAAAGAAATGGCTGAACTGAATAAACAGATTGAAGATAAAATCAACTATCTGCTCGGATATGAAGCATCAAAAGACCTGTTTAAAGAGCCAATCACAGCAACTACTGTATTTGGAAATGGTCAGGTTTTCGTTTACATTGTTCTGGATAAAATTGTAGAAGCAATTGCACCGGTAATTGAAAAGAGAAAGAAGAAAATGCAGGCAGCAGCTAATAAGTACACGGAGAAGTATATAAAATGACCGCCTATGAGTTACCCACCTCACTAAATATCAGTGGGGTGGATTTTTCTATCAGGACAGATTTTCGAGTAATTATTGATATTCTGGTTGCCATGAACGACCCAGAATTAGACGAACAAGCAAAAGCAGTAGTTATGTTACAGATTCTATTTGAGGACTGGCAAAGTATACCCCCAGAACATCTTACAGAAGCTTGCCAGAAAGCCTGCGAGTTTATCGACTGCGGTCAAATTGATGATAGTCCGAATAAGCCAAAACCCCGCTTGATGGACTGGGAACAGGACGGAGATATGATTGTACCAGCAGTAAACAAGGTTGCCGGAAAAGAAATCAGAGCAGTGCCTTATATGCACTGGTGGACGTTTTTCGGATATTTCATGGAATCCGGCGAATGCTTGTTTAATACGGTCGTTGGAATCCGTTCAAAAAAAACAAAGGGTGAAAAACTAGATAAGTGGGAAAAGAAATTCTATCAGGAAAATAAAAACATCATTGATATAAAAACACGTCTCAGCGATGAAGAGCAAGCGTACAAGGATGCGCTGAATGAGATGTTGAACCTCAAATAGTTAGGAGGTGGACACATGGCTGCTGATGGCTCAGTCATTATTGATACCAGAATGGACACATCAGGTGTGCAAAACGGCGTATCAGCAATCAGACAGTCTTTTAACGGACTTGGCAGCGTAGTAAAAAAAATAGGCATACTGATTGGCGGAGCATTCGCAATTGGGAAACTGGCCCAGCTTGGGAAAGAATGCCTGGAACTCGGCTCTAACCTGGCAGAAGTTCAAAACGTGGTCGATGTTACATTTACCACCATGTCCGACAAAGTAAATGAATTTGCAAAGAACGCCATGACTTCTGCCGGACTGTCAGAAACCATGGCAAAACAGTATGTCGGTACGTTCGGAGCAATGTCTAAGTCATTCGGTTTCTCTGAAGCACAGGCTTATGATATGTCAACGGCTCTGACGCAGCTGACTGGTGATGTAGCATCATTTTATAATATCAGTCAGGACTTAGCTTACATCAAGCTGAAATCCGTATTTACTGGTGAAACGGAAACACTCAAGGATCTTGGCGTGGTAATGAGCCAGTCGGCACTCGACCAGTACGCACTGGCTAATGGCTACGGAAAAACCACATCTGAAATGACTGAACAGGAGAAAGTTGCCCTTCGTCTGGCTTTTGTGCAGAAACAGTTATCTGCGGCATCCGGAGACTTCATCCGTACTTCTGACAGCTGGGCAAACCAGGTACGAGTGATGCAGTTGCAGTTGCAGTCTCTCAAGGCAACAGTCGGACAGGGATTAATCAACCTCTTTACTCCTGTTCTGAAAGTTATCAATATCTTACTCGGTAAGTTAGCAACTCTGGCAAATGCCTTCAAGTCATTTACGGAGTTAATCACCGGAAAGAAATCATCTGGCCAAACAGGTGCGAGTGGTGCAGGTCTTGCCGGGACAGATGCAATAGCTGATACGGCAGATCAATATGGAAATGCTGCCGACAATGCCGAAAAGCTGGCGGATGCAACAAATGATACAGCGGACGCAACTAAGAAAGCTGCTAAGGCAGCAAAGGGGTATCTCAGCCCACTGGATGAAATAAATAATTACTCAACGGATAAAAGTACGGATTCATCGTCAAAAACGCCGAGTGCGACTGGTGGACTTGCAGATCAGATGAAAGATGCTGTACAAAATGTTGATTACGGAAAAATGGCAAAGGGTGAGACAGTTCTTGATAAGATGTCAAAACCGCTAAAAAAGATAATCGACAGATTTAAGCAGCTGGCTAAGTTAATCGCAAAAGGATTCTGGGATGGATTAGGAGATTATGAGCCAATTTTTGACGGAATAAAGAAAGATCTCGATTCCATATGGAAGTCTTTAAAGGATATCTTCACTGACCCAGAAGTTACCAAAGCAGCAAATAATTTCTTAGATTCATTTGCATATGCAATTGGACAAGTTGCTGGCTCATTTGCCAGAATCGGATTGACAATTGCGCAAAACATTATAGGCGGAATTGAAAAGTTTTTAAATCAGAACACGCAAAGAATAAAGAACTATCTGATAGATATGTTCAACATCGATGCCGAAATTTCACAAATCGCGGGAAATCTTGCAGTTGCTTTCGCTGATGTTTTCTCAGTTTTTGGTGGAGAAACCGCACAGCAGATTACAGCGGATTTAATCGGAATCTTTGCTGAAATCGGAATGGTTCTTACAGAAACGGCTGCAAAACTTGGCAGAGATATCCTTAACATGATTGCGCAGCCTTTTATCGACAACAAGGACATTTTAAAGTCAGCAATCGAGGGTAGTCTCGGAGTAATAGAAATTGTAACAAGTGGGGTCTTAACGGTTGTTCAAAACCTTAGTGACGCAATATCAAGGTTATACGATGAACACGTAAAGCCGTTCTTTGATTCTATAGCAGATGGACTATCAAGCATATTTGAAACTCTGATAACCGGATATAACACATACATTCTTCCAGTGCTACAAGGACTAGCGGAACAAATCAAAGGGCTGTTAGAGGGACCATTAGGGGACGCGATTTTAAAGATAGAAACATTCCTCGGAAAACTCATTGATTCTCTGAAGCTTCTGTGGGAGTCAGTGTTAGTGCCTTTAATTAACTGGATAATCGCGAATTTACTTCCAGTTGTGGCAGAAATAATTGACGTTGTAGGCACTGTGGCAATCAAAGTCATAAAATCATTAATTAAAATAATTGGTGACGTAGCAGACACACTGAGCGGAATCATTGATTTTCTTGTCGGCGTTTTCACAGGAGACTGGGAACTGGCTTGGCAGGGAATAAAAGAGATTGCGGATGGAATATGGAATCTTATTAAGGATATTATAACTGGCACATGGGACGCAATTAAAACCGTAACAAAAGGCGCGCTGAGTATAATAAAGAGCATTATCAGTACTACTTGGAATGCGATTAAGGCATTAACTTCAACAATCTGGAACGCAATCAAAAAGACAATTTCTGGCCTTTGGAACTCTCTTAAATCCACAGCCAGCACAGTGTTTAATGCAATTAAAACTAAAGTTGTAGGCGTATGGGACAGCGTAAAGAACAAGACGTCTCAAACATGGGAAAACGTAACTACATTTGTTTCCAATAAAGTAGAAGCGATAAAAAATGCTATCACTAATAAGTTTAATGCCGCCAGAGATGCAGTCAGATCTGCATTTGAAGGCATTGTGAATTTTATTAAAGCTCCGATTAATCAGGCAATCAGCATTGTTAATAATGCGGTTGGGATGATTAATAATGCAATTGGCGGAATTGAATCTGCTTTCTCTTTCGGGCCTTGGACCGTTCCAACACCGTTTGGTTCAAAGACTATCGGATTTCATGCAACATTTCCACGTATCGGAACTATCCCATATCTGGCCAGTGGTGCAGTTATTCCACCAAGGTCAGAATTCCTTGCGGTATTAGGCGATCAGAAGAAAGGCAATAACCTGGAAGCACCGGAAAGCCTGTTGCGTCAGATCGTCCGGGAAGAATCAGGAAAAGGACAGGGAGACGGAAATACCTACAATGTTACAGTTAATGCATCTGGCAGAAAACTGTTAGATATTATTATTAGTGAAGCTGAAATGAGAAGAAACCGGAACGGGAAGAACCCATTTGAGTTAGCATAAGGAGAAGAATATGGCGCAGGAACAATTCAAGATAGACAACGTTGTTATAAGAGCACCGGACAGCTACAAGCCGGTGTTCGCAACCACTTCTACGGAAGACTCTAAAAGAAGTCAGGATTTGATTATGCACAATACACCAATGGGAACAATTGGCGGGTATGACATGCAATGGGGCGAGCTTACATGGGCTGAAATAGCAACCATACTAAATACTGTACTTAACAAAAGTCAATTCACATTCCACCATAAAGACCCAACTGTTCCGGGAAGATGGATAGACAGAACATTCTACGCATCAAATTTCAACATGGCTGCGCAAACTCTGAAAGATGGGGAAGAAAAGTGGACAGATTTGTCTATCAATGTAAGGAGGATTGAGCCGATTTGATAAATGTATCTACTCAGTTAAAGAAAGAATCACTTACAAACAGAAATTATTACGTGACAGCAAATGTTACATTGTCAAATGGCACAACTCTTAAGCTAGGCAAAAAAGACTTTTATCTGTCTGGAAATAATCTCGTAGATTCAGCAGACTCCGGGGACTTTCCGGTGGGTGTGGCAATCGCAAAAACGGCAAGCTTATCATTAGTAAACGATGATGGGCGTTTTGACGGATATAATTTTAACGCTGCAAGGTTTGTTATCTTTCTCAATGTGCAGTTATCCGACAGGATAGAAACCATAAAGAGAGGTACTTACATTGTATCGAAAAAGCCCGCAACAGCAAGCGAAATAAGTCTTTCTCTCTTAGATAAAATGCATAACGCTGATAAGGCATATGATTCTAATCTGTCTTTTCCTTGTACGGTCAAGGAACTGCTCTCGGAATGCTGTCAGCAATGTGGAATCACTCTTGGAGATGCAGTGTTTCCAAATGCGGATTTTCAGATTCAGAAAGCGCCATCTAATGCGACATACCGTACAATAATCGGAATGTGTGCCGGGATAGCCGGTGGAAATGCAAGAATCGACGAAAATGACTTACTCAGGATTATTACGTTTGATAAGACATTTACCAATACGACTATTTACGATGGTGGAGCAGTAAAGAACTGGACAAATGGTGATGATCTGGATGGCGGCACGCTTAATCCATGGACAATGGGGACTGTGATTGATGGTGGTACGTTAAGCAATAACGATTATCACGCGTTATTTTCAATTCAGAATCTACAATATGACGTAGACGATGTTATTGTAACAGGTGTCAAATATGTAGAAGATGAGACCGAATATATGTCAGGTCAGGACGGCTATGTGATTACTATTGACAATCAGCTATTGTCAGGAAATGCACAGGCAGGAGTCGAAGCTATTGGAAATCAATTAATCGGTTTGCGAATGCGTCCTTTCTCATGCGACGGAATCGCAAACGGATACGCCACTTTCGGCGACCCAGTCGAATTTATTGATACAAAGAATCGTGTCTTTAGATCATTTACAACTAATGTAGAATTTGTGTTCGGTGGCTCAACATCATGGAGCTGTAGCGCAAAGAGTGCTGAAGAAGATGCAAGCGAGTTTATTGGTGATCAGCAAACAGCGGTAGAGCAGTCAAAAAAAGATATAGAAAAGAAACTATCTGCCTATGACGTAAAGCTCAAACAAATGAACGAGCTTGCAGCAAACACGCTAGGTTTCTTCTATACAGAGGAAATACAAGAAGATGATTCCGTAATTACGTACCGGCATGATAAACCTACACTTGCTGATTCTAAAGTAATTTATAAGACAGGTGTCGATGGATTCTTTTTGTCAGTAGATGGGGGTCAGACATGGAAAGCCGGCTTTGATAGTAATGGAGATGCCGTTCTGAATATTCTCTATGCCATCGGTATTCAATCAGAGTGGATTAATACAAGAGGCTTCACAGCGAAAGACAATAACGGGAATACGACATTAAGAATAGATGCTGACACGGGTACTGTCACATTAGAAGTTGAAAACTTTACGCTAAAAAGTAGAACTATTGAACAGATCGCCAAGGATGTTGTGGATGGGACAGTTCAAAATAATGTGACTATCCCGAACTATTATGGCACGTATGTACCAACATTGCAGAACTATCCGGCATCTGAGTGGAAAAGTGAAGAATATAAAAAACATGACGGCTCGATTTTCATGAACTTCTCTACAAGCCAGGTATATATGTTTTCTGGAACTGTTGGCGCTTGGCAGGAACTGGACGCTGAAAAAATTGTCAATTTTGAAAGAGTTTTTAACGCTTTAACGGATAACGGTAAGCAAGAGGGAATTTATATGCAGAACGGACATCTGTATATAAACGCTTCTTATATTAAATCAGGTCAGATTTCAGCTGATTTGATTAATCTGAAGAACATCAACGTTACAAACAGTTCTGGAGTATCAACATTTGCGATTGATAACTACGGAAATGTTACACTCAGGCCTAATACATTTGTGTTAACAAACGGCGATACAATATATAGCATTGCTGAAAATAAAGCTTCGGCAGCGTTATCGAATGCGAATCGCTATACAGACAATGCACTCAGTGATCTCGACATAGGGAAAATGTCTAAACAAGAGATTATTGATGTGCTAAGCGATAACAGCAGTAATAAAGGTCTGTATCTATCAAATGGCAATGTGTACATGAATGCCGATTATATTAACACAGGTGAATTAGCAGGATGGGAAGTTGGACATAAAAAGCTTTCAGCAAGTGGCACGTATGGAGAAGTAATACTAGACGCTTCATCTGGAGAGATTTATTCTGAGACGAACACAGGAGTATATGTTCCGGGGTACGGCACGTTGTACGGAACACGAATCAGAGGAATTAATCTTTATACAGGAACTGTACACGCAAGCTCAGCCTCGTTTAATACTAGCGTTTCGGCGAGCAGTGTTTCAGCGAGCAGTGTTTCAGCATCAGGAAAAGTTAAAGCAGGCACACACGTAGAAGCCAGTGGTCATTTCTATAGCATCGGAACGGGAACGGACCTTGCAGATGCTTCTATCAGAGGGAAGTTGAAAGTAAGCGGGACAAAATCAAGATCAGTTTCGACGGTAGACTATGATGAACAGCTCTTTTACTGCTATGAAATGCCAACCCCATTCTTTGGAGATATCGGTGAATCTGTAATATCGGATGACGGGACTTGCATGATTGACATAGATGATATCTTTCAGGAATCTGCAAATGTCGGCATTAAATATTATGTGTTCTTGCAAAGAGAAGGAGAGGGTGACTGTTGGATATCTGAGAAAGAGCAGAATTATTTCATTGTAAAAGGAACTCCGGGGCTTAAATTTTCGTTCGAAATCAAAGCAAGACAAGCTGAATATGAGCATATGCGATTTACTGACCCGGGAGATACGGCTTATACAGACGCAAGAGATATAGAAATCCCGGAACCAAATTATGAGTCAGAAGAAACAGAAATCCCGGAACCAAATTATGAGTCAGAACTTATTAACGACAGATTAAGCATTATAAATCAGATGGAGGTAATATCATGAAGAAGATTTTAACAAGTTTTATGAATCTTAGCACCGGAGAAGGGAGCCGCATCGCTTACACCTATTCAGAAGTAGACGAAAACACAGGAAGTATCATCAGCCAGAACAATAAAGGCAATTTCCTTGTAATGGATGACGATGTACAGAAAAATCTTGATTCTGTAAAGAATTACATAAGGAATAATTTCCTTTTATAAGGAGGTAAGTCTAATATGGCCAATACATACACAATACAATTCCGGCGCGGTATGTACTCCGATTTTGATACGTCGAAAATTCGTCCCGGAGAGCCCGTTGCGATTCTTGGCAATGACCCTTCTGTTCCATCTGGCAAAGCCTTATACATTGCATTTGCGGCTAATGATGTAAGACGATTGTGTTCCATTGAGGATATTTCAGAGATGGTCAATGCCGGAGAATTTGTTGGCCCGCAGGGTCCAAAAGGCGAAAAAGGAGATAAAGGAGAGAAAGGCGCAGAGGGTCCTGCTGGCCCGCAGGGTCCAAGGGGTGAAAAAGGAGATAAAGGTGATCCGGGAGAAAAGGGTGCGGATGGCACCGTAGCATTTGAATCGCTGACACCCGAGCAGAAAGAATCACTAAGGGGTATCTCTATCACAGCGGTCAGTATCGACACAGATGGAAATTTGACAATAACATTTTCAGATGGTGATAGTGAAAATGTTGGTAATATTATAGGGCCTCAAGGTCCGCAGGGACCACAAGGTGAAAAAGGAGATGTTGGCCCAGTTGGTCCGCAAGGTCCACAAGGAGAAAAGGGCGAACAAGGAAATGACGGAACATCTCTCAATATTCTTGGTACAAAAGAATCTGAGGCAGACCTCCCCTTGAGCGCAGAGAAGAACGACGCGTATTTAATAAATGGAGAAATGTGGGTTTTTGACGGCACAAATTGGAACAATGCCGGCAAGATTCAAGGGCCACAAGGACCGCAGGGACCAATTGGTCCACAAGGCCCAAAGGGTGACCCGGGACCGCAAGGCGTAAAAGGAGACCCTGGAAAAAAAGGAGAGCAGGGGGCACAAGGTCTAAAAGGCGATACCGGGCCGCAAGGCGAGCAAGGCCCAGTTGGTCCAAAAGGCGAGCAAGGAGATACTGGTGCGCGAGGAATCACATTCACTCCTGTTGTAGACAGCAAAGGGAATATAAGTTGGAGTAATGACGGAGGGCTTGAAAACCCCCAGACAGTAAATATTACCGGGCCACAAGGCGATATGGGCGCAAAAGGAGATACTGGACCGCAAGGAGAAAAGGGAGAGGTTGGGGATGCCGGACCTAAAGGAGACAAAGGCACTACATTCATCCCAAGTGTGGACGCTGATGGAAACATAAGCTGGAGCAACACAGATGGAATCGCCAATCCCGAAACAGTAAACATCAAAGGGCCAAAAGGAGACAAGGGAAGTGATGCGACTGTCCCAATTGCTACAATCGAAATTCTTGGTAAGGTTAAGCCTGACGGCAAGACAACATTCATAGATGAAGACGGAACGCTCCACGCAAAAGGCGGTGGCGCAACCGTTACCCCAAAACCCGTAAACAACCCAACAATCGAGAATGCAAATGTATCGGTTATAATTAAATGGCAAGACCCAGAAAACACGGTAATCAGTGGTTCAACATTCTCTACATGGGCTGGTACAAAACTTGTAATGAAAGAAACGGGCTATCCCGCAAATCCAGATGATGGAACACTTGTGGTTGATAACACAGTTCGTGATAAATACAAAACCACAGGTTATACAGTTACAGGGCTGACAAACGGCAAACAATATTACTTTACACTGTTCCCATACAACACCGATGGCATATATAACTACGATGCAGGTAACAGACTGATTGGGGAACCAGAGGATTTGAAGATTGTCGCATTTGCCGACGGAACAGACGCAGAGATTGAAAAGATGATTGAAGCGCACTACGCAGGCAAAATCAACATTAGCGACTATTGGGCGGTCGGCGACAAGAGAACCATCCATCACAATGCCATGGATGCAACTGGCGTAAGTGAGTCACACAGAGCGAATGATTATGCCTATGTAATTATCGGAATCGAACATGATGACTTAGTGACTGCTATCAATGGCAAGACTAAAGCTGCTATTACAATTCAGACAGAACGTATGTTGTATTTAGACACTACGACAGAATATAACGCCTCCTATAATGCATCACATGAATGTGGTTATATAAACGGTTCAAGTACAAATAGTGGTGGTTGGGAAGGCTGTGTAAGACGTACGTGGTGCAATAATGTGTACAAGAAATGTTTGCCTACTTATATTCAAAATATGATGAAGCAGGTCAAGAAGTTGACATCTGCAGGAAGTCAAAGCAGTACGATTAAAATCTCAAATGATTATGCGTTTTTACTGTCTGAAATTGAAATTTTTGGCAGTGCAACGTATTCTTACGCAGGCGAAGGAAAGCAATATCAGTATTTTAAGAATGTGACTGCTAATAGATATAAAAAACCACGTTTTGACGATAGCCTTGTATCTGGCCACTATTGGGAACGTTCGCCTTACTCCGACAGTGAAAGAAAATTCTGTCATGTGGACGTAAGCGGAAACTCGCACTACAACGACGTCAGCAACTCTTATGGCATTGTCCCCTGCTTATGTATCTAAAATCCTAGCAAATCCCATCTACCGCCGTAAGACAGTTAAAAGGATTTGCGGTACTATTTTTAATCAAAGGAGATGATAATTGTGGATAAAAAAGAAATTGTGAACATCTACAAAGCCATCAATCGAGTTTCAAACAGGCTGAATGAGATGTCTGAAAAGTTAGACATTGTGATGCAGATGCTTAATGCGGAATCTAATCGTAAAATTCTAATTAATGGTGATGGCATTGACGGTCTGGCTGAACTTGTATCAACGCATGATTCGGCACTTGACGAACTTGCTACATTAGTTGCAACAATCGGAGGTAAGAATAATGGTTAAATTTTTCGAAGAACGAGTAATCAATGGGCTGAAAAAATGGACAGATGTTCCTGAGCTGTGGAATAAGAAGGTAATTGAAAGACTTCAAAAGGATGGCTACGTACTGAATGAAGATGGGACAGTGGAAAGAGCAAGTTTACCACAGTAAACGCAATATGTGCAGGCAAAATTTAGGAGGGTTTTCGTATGACAAATAATCAAAAAGTAGTTCTTAGGAAGATTATTTACGCAGTTGAAACCGGTGGACAGGTTTATGGACAGCAGGATTATTCGGACTTTACGGAAGCCTACACCAATTCTTCTGAAGAACACGCAATCACGATCGGGGCAGGAGCATGGTATGCAACCGAAGCCAAAACGCTTCTGGAACGAATTTACAATGCCGACCCGGAACAGTGGGAGAAAATAGACAAGGTCAGACTTTTAGAACAAGTTCAGACCGCAAATTGGGAATGCTTTAATATTTCAAGAGTGTCACAGCTTGCCGACACCATAGTTGCCCTTATTTCGTCCGATTTGGGTATCAAATGCCAAGATAGCCTTATGGATGAACAATTAACCACCTATGCAGAAGAAGCCTTTAAACAGGGCGTTACGGACGCTAGAGCGCAAGCCATGTGCGTGAACTTTAGACACCAAGGTGGACTAGGGACAGTAACGAGGATTCTGGCAAAGACTCAGAAACCATATGCACTCGACAATCTCTATGCAGCCTGCCAGACCGATACAGGAAACCAAGTCGGGGCATATAAGAGCAGACAGAAGTTTGTTTACGATGCATTAAAGACATATTTTCCAGAAAGTGAGGATAAGAGCATGAACGCAATTGACAAATTAATCCAGATTGCAAAGAACGAAATCGGATATCTCGAAAAGGCAAGCAATAGTCAGCTTGATAGTAAGACGGCAAATGCCGGAGAAAATAATTATACAAAATACTGGCGAGATATTAAGCCGGATTATCAGGGACAGCCGTGGTGCGCAGCGTTTGTTTCATGGTGCACGATGAAAGCATTTGGCTTAGACACAGCGAAGAAACTCTTGAAGCACTGGCCATACGTTTACTGTCCGACAATGGCGGATTTGTTCACTTTAAATAGCAATCCAAAGGTTGGAGATATTGTTATTTTTTATCGAAATGGCACATTTACACACACCGGAATCGTAATAAAAGTGTCAGGAGATCGGTTCTGGACAGTTGAGGGAAACACTTCTGGCGGCTCTACAATTATCGCAAATGGTGGTGGAGTATGCCAGAAAAGCTACTACAACAGCAACCTCCCGGGAACAAAATTCTGCACTCCAAACTACAGTTTAGTTAAAGATACAACGCCAGTTTCAGACTCAGATACAGTCAAAAAGCAGAACACCAGAGCTTACATTGCGCAGATTAAAAAAGACACAAAATGCTATACAAAATCAAACAAAAATAGCCCATCTAAACTGTTTCCAAAGCTGAAAAAAGGTGCAGTTGTAGAGGTAATGAAATACACCGAAACAGACAGTTCCGGGCTAAAATGGTACTTCGTCAGAATCCCGTACCCGAATGATGATGGGTTCGTATTTGAGTTTGTCCCGAAGGGCGTATTTACCAGAATTTCAAAAATTTATAAATAAAAGCTCCCGGGGATAGTACCCCGGGAATCATGCTTCTTATAACATATTGTATCATTTCGTTTTGTAAATCCTATTAGTTCGTTGGACACACGTTAGTCACAAACAAAAAAAAATATTTCCTAATTGAATATCCTCTAAAGTACTGTATTTAAAGGACTTTCTGACATTTGCATAGTTCTAATTAATGCCCTAATTGAATACATATAAAATAATGAAAAGGCGCCTTTGCTTAATGTCTGAAATCAATTTTCTTTAGCCAGAAGCCCAATCATTG